AGCGTATAATAGCCATAGAAAAAGGTGCTATCGTGTAAACGGTCAGCCCCATAGCTTTTGAGAAAAGATTCCCCGCTTTAGTTGGTGGCTGTGGCGGGGTTTCTTATGCCTTGATTGCAACGATGCAGATCGTCACCATGAACACTAACGCCAAAAAGTCGTATAGCTCCATCGGCATCGCCCCCTCTCAGGGGCTAAGATTGACCGCCTACCGAATAGATAGCACCTGCTCGGATTATACCACATCCGTAGGCTTTAGGGCTGTCTTTTTTTTGTGGAGCTACAACACATTCTTCACTTTGCCGGAGATGATCTGGACGGGGACGGCCTGCATCTCGGGGCGGTTCTCTATGTATCGGAGCGTTGTGTCATAGTCCGAGTGACCGGCGCGCGCCATGATGTCGTTCGGCGCCGCCTGTGACTCGCCGAGCATGGTGAGATTCGTATGCCGCATGCAGTGGAAATCGAAATCATGAACACCGAGCTCGCGGATCCGTTTGCACTGATAGCCCAAGGTTGTCGGCTTGATGTACTTCCCGTTCGGCTGCGTGCAGATAATATCAATGCGTGGACCCGGGGCAGGATAGCCCTTTTCCAAGGATACAATCTTTTTGATGTCACGTCCCTGATAGTCTTTTGCCGGGACAATGTAGTTATAAAAGTAATCCTCTCCGTAGTAGAGCTCGTTCTTCGCCTGCTGGCGCTTCCAGCGCCGCAGGAGGGGGAGGATAACCTGCGCATCGAATGAAAGCGTCCGATGGCTGCTGTCGGTCTTGAGGTCGCAGACGTAATGCAGTCCGATCTTTCCGCGCATGGCAAGCCGTTGTATTTGCTGTGTGATGGCAATCGTCATGCGCTGCATATCGCAGTTATCCCATGAGAGGCAGAGCGCCTCGCCGATGCGTGTACCGAAGTAGAGCCCGATCACAAGCGGCATGTGGAATGTTGTGCCGAACGGATGCCGCTGAAAGATCAATGCAAGCTCGCTGTCCTCTATGCGGCGGCGCGGCTGGCGGCGGCTGAGTGGGGCAAACTCTTTGCCCGGCACTTTGATGAGGCGCGCGGGATTTTCCCGCAGCAGCTCCATTGGATAGATTGCATAGTCAAGCGCCGTGGAGATATTGCTGAGAATCCGTGCAACCGTCTCGTAGGCATAGCCCTCCTTGCGCTTCTCCTGGACGAAACGGTCGATGATGGCAGGGGTGAGGGAGGAGAGGCGGTACTCACCGAGCGCGGGCTTTATGTGCAGGCGGATGTTCTTCTCGCGAAGCTCCAGTGTGTTGTTGCGCGCGGAAAGGCGTGTGCGCTCATACCAGATATCGAGATAGTCCGCGAAGCTAATGCTTGCGTCGTTCTTCTTCGTACCGCCGCCGATATATGCGTTGTATGCCTCGACTCCTGCCATGCGCGCATCCTGCTCCGTGGCATATCCGCCGGCTTCCTCGCGGCGGCGTTTGCCGTCGACCTTTGCCTTCTCGAAGTAGTACGACCACGACGATCCGCGCTGCTTCACGCGGACATGATCGAGCGGGTTATTTGATTTTTTGGACACAATAATAGCCTCCCATGTTGAAATTCGGAGGCTAATCCCATATAATAGTGTGTGCGTAGATGTGATTAGCCTCACATTTATTCTTTGCCGTCCGGAGGTGGTGCTCCGGGCGGTCTTTTATTTTACGAAAATGCTTCGATGCGCCTGCGTTCCTCCGCCTGCAGTTCCTCGGCGAATGTTGCGAATCCCTGCAAATCCTCCGTATTGAGATAGTTGATATACTCCTTGCGTCGATCCACCGGAATCACGATCGGAGTCATGCCGGAGAGGAAACAGCTGTACACCATCAGCGCACGGCCGACGCGTCCGTTGCCGTCCGGGAACGGATGAATATGCTCGAATGCGATGTGCTGGCGGCAGATGGCGAGCACCTTATCCGAATCGGATGCAGCGGCATCCACCTGCGCAGCGAGGTTGTCGATCCAGTCCGTCAGTGCCGACGGAACGAGGTAGGGCGGTGTCGGTGTGAAGCCTGCACCGATGATCATATTCGGGCGCTGCTTGAACTGTCCGGGTACGCTCTCGATCGCATCCTTGCAGAGGATTGCGTGCACCTCGCGGATCAGAGAGAGGGAGAGCGGTGTGCCAGATGTCGACTGCTCGACAAGAAACGTCATGAATGCCTTATAGTTCAGCACCTCGTTCAGCTCGCGCATATCCATCGCACGCGGGACATAGCCGTCAACGAGCACGCTCTTTGTCTCACCCTGCGTCAGCGTATTGCCTTCGATCGCGGTGGAGTGATGCGCCATCCGCACCATGAGATCACTGAGATAGTCGGGCGAGTATGTCATTGTGAACCTCCTTTCATAGAGAATACTTGTTTCGCCGTTCATCGTGTAAGGCACGGTGGGCGGTTTTTATTTGTGCAGACTGTACGTCAATCCCAGTCGATATCTTCCATCCGTACTGTGCGCCCTTCCTGCAGATCACGCTCGGATTCCTCCAAGCCAGTGCGTTCGGAAGGGGTGAGTTTAGCAAAATCGGGATCCCAGGCAAGAACGAGACGGCGCAAAAGCTCGTAGGCAAGTCCCTGCTCCGTTTCAGGCAGGGTGTTATACATCATCAAAATTTCCTGTTCCTGTGCGGTCATGTCAATCACCTTCCTTATTTGTAAATTCCGCCGCGCGCACCAATATCTCTGATGTAGAGATAAGTGTCGCCGCTTTTCCTTTGCAGATAACTGTAGACAACCCGATATTTTCCAATACGCAGACGGCACGAGAGCGGCTTCCATCCCTGCAATACCTTTATATCTCCTATTGGCGGCTGCTGAATTAAGCCGAGGATCCCTGCCTTGACGCGGCTGCGTGTAGGACGGTCGGCGGATTGTAGAAATTTCGCTGCAGACCGTGAAAACTCTATATCCATATAGCCTCCTTCCCACCGCCTACGATGGCGGTTTTTTTATGCCCTCCATCCCTCCGAGAGGAACTGGCTCACATAATATTCGTCCAGATTGTAGCGGTAGGCCATCAGATATGTTGCAAACTCATCTGCCTCTCGCTCAATACGCGTATTGGAGTATGAGACGTTTCGCATCGAGAAGGCGGTATATCTTCCATGGCATACGATGTGCCCGAGCTCGTGACAAAGGACAGCCGCTTGCTGCCATTCAGGGAGATTCTTGTTGATTGCGATTGTCCTGCGCCGCAGTGTTCGTTTCCAGAATCCGTTGACCGTTGACGGGAGGTCGAGGAAATAGACGCTGCAGTTCAGTTCCTTTGCGATTCGGTATGGGTCTGATGTATCGTGTCGATTTACTAGATTTCTGACGCGTAAAGGGATATTCAGAGACACTGACAGCACCTCCCTACGTTTCTCTCTTTCCCTTATTTCTTGCGTTTGTTTTTCTCTTTGACATCCCAGAAGATGAGTTCGAGCGCCTTTTTTACCTTCTCTTTATCATCGCCATCGAGGACTACGCCGTTGTAGGTGAGGTTATCATCATCAAGCACTTTTTCGAGCTGGCGGCGCGTGCGTGCGTCGATCTTTTGCCCCGTGGGGGACACGTCGGGCAGATCGCCCGAGGCGGGGGCGTTTCTTTTTTCTTCTTGCCACCCCATTAGTTCAGCAGGTGTTGTTTGCAAAACTTTTGCCAAGGGTTCAAGAATGGGTGCAGGTAGGTTTTCTATATCATCGCTTTCATAGCGATATATAGTAGCTCTATTTTTCCCAAGCTTTTCCGCAACATCATCAACTGATAAGCCGAGCCGCTTTCTGAATTCTCGTATACGGCTTCCAACAGTCATAACTCACACCTCCTTTTTTGATGATAGCATTTTTATCGCGAATATGCAATAAAATTCGCATATAATGCGAAAGATATATTGACATAGATATTCTAGTAGAGTATTATAGTCATAGAAAATCGCATATATGCGATAATTAAATAGGGGGTGATAACGTGGTGAATGTCGATAAGTTGCGCGGACGAATGGTAGAATACAAAGTCAACGCAGATAAGATGGCAGCTTTGATTGGGGTTAATCGAGCTACATTTTACCGTAAGTTGGAAAACGCTGGAGAAGCCTTTACAATTCGTGAGGTCAATGTCATTGCAAAGGCGTTAAACCTTGATCTCGATGAGCTGAATGCTATTTTTTTTAGCACGGAAGTCGCATAAACGCGAATAACAACAAACGCGAGAGGAGGTGAAGGGAAATGCGAGTCACATACTACACGTTCCCGGAAGAGGTAAGCCCGGCGGACTGCATCGGTGCATATCTTAAGGCGAAGAAATGGACACCGGACATGAACGACCGCGAGGACATGGTACACTACCGCAACCTCAAGAGCAAGATTGAGGAGTACGGAGAGATTGAGTGCAGCGTGTCTTTTGCGAAGAAGCTGCTCCGTGCGATCGGCGGCAATGCCTATACGCAACATTTCGACCGCAGCGGCGGGCTGTTCGAGACAACACCGATCCTTCTCACGGGCAACAATTCGCAGCATCACTACAGTCGCCATCTGTAAGAGACGAAATCCCCCGCTATGCGGGGGAGCAACAACGGTAAGAGGAGGTGGGGGATGGAGATCATCATCAAAGGCGAGGCAAAAGAAATCGCCGCCCTGCTGCTGGAGATAGCAGAGCGGCGAGACGCAGAGGGTGACATTGACAAGATAGTTCAATCTTTATCCAAACTTTTAGCAGATGGCAAGATGAGGAGGTGAGAGGATGATCAGATTCTTGAAACGAGCCATAGGCGCTCTGATGAAAGAGAAGCCTGCGATGCGGATCGTTATAAAAGGACGGTTCATAGATGACACAAAAAAGATTATTGCGGAAATGAACAGAGAGTATGGAGACAGCCATACTCTCTACATTGAAGTGACGTTCTGATCTCAAGGGTAGAACTTGAGGTAGCAGACATCATTTCCTTTGACTGCTGCGCTTTCTTCTGCTCCAACGAACGAATATGAATGCCCGGAGTAGCAGATAAGGTTAGCAAAATCATCCCGTGTGACCGTCTTGGTAAGTTTTCCGTCATAGAACACACGAATTTCTCTCAGATTGTGAACAACGGTCGACTTATCAGACGTCAGGTTGATCTCAACGGTATTCATACAATCACCTCCTTTCCATGGTGATTATACCACGGCGGGGAGGGGAGCAACAACCGCGAGAGGAGGTGAGGGGATGGAATCTGAGAAAATCTATCGGATCGAAAATGTGAGCATAACAAAAGCCCTGCGCGTTGCGTTCGTGCAGGGCGAGGGGACGCAGGAGCATCCATGTCGGCTGATGTGGCGTTTCTATCTGCCGGACGGTCGTTATATCGGCGAGATTCCGGCAGATGGTCAAGATGAAATGAAGTCTATTGCTTCGTCAGCGATGTGCTCGGCGATAATTAGATGACAGAGCGCCAGCATGAAGCGTTTCATTTCTGGAACGTTATAGTCAGGGTGCTTTTGGATCATGTGTGTTTGGTCGTTTCCAATCCACGAAATGGCTTTTGCCAAAGATTGTATCTTTGATGAAGAAATCCGGGCAATGGAATGACTGAGAGCTTCGCTCAATATATTGTCTTTCTCATTTGGAGTTTGTTGGATGAGGTACTGTTTTACCAAAATTTCAAGAGCTTTACGATATGCCATTCCAGTGATTTTATTCAAACCGTTTAATTCGGCGATATTTGCTTGGTTATAAAGCTCAAAGAAATCAGGGAAAAGATCTTTTAGATCGGTTGGAATTAAAATGGTGGGTTTTGGATGTGGGAATATCGCAACAAGACTCGGGGATGATTGCGGGAAAGTTTGTTCATATACAGCGAAGAATGTTTCAGTACAAACGGGACACTCAAACATAAAATATGTATTCGCTCCATTGCTATATGGGATTGTAGCGATTGGATCTTGGAACTGACGTGGAATTCTCGGTTGCATTCCTATTCCGCAGAATGGGCATATCCCGGGAAGTTCAAAGTCAAAGGTATCTTCCCCGATTGAAAATTTTTGGTACATAGAAACACATCCTTTCACTGTGATTATACCACGGCGAAGAGGAGCACAACAACCGCGAGAGGAGGTGAGGGGATGGGGGGCAGAATCAGGAGCATTAAGATTCCGAAACAAATTCGCCGAGTGTTACGAAAGGTACTTACAAAAGATAAGAGTGTTCTATTTTTTCGTAAGACTCCACAAGGGGGCTTATACAGCTACGAGTTGTTTTTGTTTGACTCGGATGGACAGCAGTATGGGCTTTCCACTGTATTTCTTGCCAGTGATGGGAAATACGTTGAAAAGCGGGTCACCATAAGCAAAAAAGATGTTGACCGTCTTCGCGAAATGGTATCCGCAGCCCACACGGAACTGTTTCAGGCTGATCTATCTGCGGTATTTGAAAAGTGCGATAAGCACGATTGAAATAAACCAGATAAAATCGAATACTTCTTTCTCTTCCATGGAAAGACAACTTGTAAGGCTGTCTTTCCCGCCGCTCAGGACGAAAAAGAAGCACTCAAACTGAGCGCTTTGGAAAAACTTCTTTGTACTCTCCAACACATCTGGGGCGGATTGGTGAAGATAGCACAGTACGTCGTTAGACATGCTCAAAAACTCTTTTTTCGCGGCTTTCCTTATTTGACGTTTACGTGGATGCCGAGATGTATGCTTTACAGCCACAGAAGGCGTAAGAGGTGGAACAACGGAGGGAGCATTGTCCGGGAATGCAAAGAGACCACAAGATGGACGCCAAACAGTCAACAGGTGCCGCATTTGTTCAACAGGGATGTTCCTCATGGCTTCGGATGTTTCCAATGCCGCCTTTATACCGCTTGCGGCTATGGATGTATGCAAACTTTGCATAATGGCTGTCATTTTTGCCGACTGCTCTAACAGCGCATGATTGACTGTCATTTGCGGGATTCGTTGCAGAGCTGCGATAGTTTCAGATTGCTGGGCCGCAATCTTCTGTGCAGTACCAAGTAACGAATGGTCCCATCTAAAAGGTTCTATATATGGCATTTGCAAAAGGGATTTAGGAATATCATTCAAGTGTTTTGCCAACGAAGCTGTAACGAGGTGCATCTTTTGAGCCGCATCTATTAAGGGGAAAAGGTTAGATGTTGTCGCATAGGTCATACACATTACTTCCTTTCCATACCAAGTATAACACAGCGGAAATAGAGCAACAACCGCGAGAGGGGGAATGTCGCAGCAGTGATTCGTCGGACGGTCAAGTATGATGTGAGGCTAAACAAATAGAACGGAGGTGCAATGATGGACAGTGCAGCAATGGAGTCCATCATCGCCAGTGCGATCGAGCGTGCGAGCAGATCGGTCGCGGTTGTGCGAGAGTGTCAAACACCAGACGAACTCCTGACGGTGGTCGAGGTTGCCGCAGTGCTCGGCGTTGGTAAGAACTACGCGAATATGCTGGTGCAGTCCGGTATTATCCGGGGCATCAAGCTGAACGGGATGAAGGTGCGTAGGCGCGAGCTTGAGCGCTGGATGGCCGCGATGGACGGGATGGACTTGGAGGATCCTCGGAATCCCGTCCCGATCGAGAGAAAGGAGGCAGTCGCATGACTGGGAAGAAGGTGATTGCGGGATGCTGCATCGCAGGGGCGGCAATCCTGCTCGCGGGAGCCTGCAGTCAACAGCCCGATGGACGGAACGCTGTCCTCGTCGAGGAGGTCTACGTTGTCAAGCCGGGGGATACCCTTTGGGGGATCTCGGAGACATATCTCCGAAAGAATACCGGCACGCGCCGGTACATTCTCGAATACAAGAGCGGCATCGAGGAGCTGAACCCGTGGCTGCTCGAACGGCACGGGTTAATCTATCCCGGGGATGAACTAATACTCACATATTGGGTGAAAGGAGACACCGAATGAAGAGCAAGTGGTTTGTATCAAGCAATCCGATCGCAGGCGTCATGATGTATCAGGCGCAGCGCATCAAGGACACGTCCGCCGTCGATCACAGCGGCAACCGTGAGTATGCAGGAGATTTCTACGAGAACAAAGCCGACGCGCAGGCAGTCGCGGATGAGATGAATGCGAAGGAAGCTGCCAAATAGGAGGAACGACATGAAGAAAGCATTTTCCTACGACATCAAAGAGCGTATCGCGGTAATCAGCCGCAACAGGGACGGGAGCAAGACGCTCGAACTCAACCGGATCAGCTACAACGACCGCCCGGCAAAGCTCGACCTGCGCCGCTGGTCGTACGAGCCGAACGGTGACGGCATGGATGCGTACATGGGAAAGGGCATTACCCTCTCCGACGAGGAGGCGCACGAGCTCGGGCGCGTACTCACGTTGATGCAGCAGAATCCGCACATGGAGGACTGGACATGAATATCTATACATGGTTCATGAACCTGTGCACGCCCTACCTCTACCCGTGGGGCTGGGCATTCGTCATCGGCGGGGCGTTCGGCGTCGGCTACGCCGCCGGGCTTATCCTCCGTCTCGGTCAATGTGCGGCGTGGTAGTCCACGATGCAAATGACCGTCAAGGCGGCACTGCTGCGCGACCGTGAGCAGATGCGAAAGCGCAGGTACGAGGAAGAATTTCGTACCATCTACAAGGACAACCAATGCCCTGTCTGTCATCATCGCCACATGGCGGGGCATCTCTGCCGCCGCTATCGCGGGAACGTCTGCGAAAAGCACTGCCTTGTATGCAGATATCATGACCGCACACCATGGCGGTGTACGTATCGAGAAAGGGAGCCGATGGATATGCGCGAATGGCGGCTGATCTACAGCAGCGCGGAGAAGGAAAACCTATGGCGGGGCATCTATCGCCGCGAACTCATCCGAAATGACAAGACGATCTGCGCGGGCGGTCTCACATCCGAGGATCCCGCATGGGTGGAGGCGGTCACGCGGGCAACCGAAACCGTCATGAACCGCGAAACGCCGAAATACATCATCGGCGACGCGCCGGACGCGAACGGCGGCTACACCGTCACTGACGCAGATACGGGCGAAACAACGCCGTATATCGCAAAGTACCTGCCACGCGCCGCATCATGGGTATGCGTGGAGATCATGGACATCGGCGCATAAAAAAAGCCCGTTCCTTGTGGGAGGAACGGGAACGCTCCACAGTGGAAGCAATCAAAAGACATGAAAAGTATAGCATCCACAGAGCAAAAACACAATAGAGCAAAGGAGGATGCGTATGTCGCAGCCGAATCGGAACATATACACCGCCTACCGCGGGGACACGTACCTCGGGGAGGGAACCATCGACGAAATCGCTGTCCTTGCCGGGGTAAAGAGAAGCACCGTCCAGTGGTGCACACGCCGCACCGCCGCAAAGCGCATCGAAGCGCGGGAACGTGCATGGCGCGAAGGCAGGCGGAAAATGCCAAGCAAAGGATCGCTGATCCTCATCAAGGTGGACGATGAGGAAGAATAACAAGGGGAACAACATGAAGAAATACAGCGACTTCCTGAAATCGAAAATGGTCATTGCCAAAAAGACAGGCATCGCCATAGACGCGGGGGAAATCAGTCCCGCACTCAAGCCGCATCAACGGGATGCGGTCATGTGGGCGGCGGCAGGTGGGCGGCGCGCTATATTCGCGGCGTTCGGTCTAGGAAAAACAGTCATGCAGCTCGAATGGTGCCGCCTCATCCACAAACACAAGGGCGGCAAGATGCTGATCGTCTGCCCGCTGGGCGTAAAGCAAGAGTTCATGCGCGACGCCGAAAACATTCTTCACATGGACGCGCCGATCTACGTGCGCAGCATGGAGGAAATCGCCGCCGCGCCCGGATGGCTTTTCATCACGAACTACGAGCGGATCCGCGACGGGGACATCCGCCCCGACGCATTCGCGGGGACGAGCCTTGACGAAGCGGCGGTATTGCGTTCGTTTGGCAGCAAGACCTATCAGACATTCCTCTCGAAGTTTCGCGGCGTGCCGTACAAGCTCGTATCCACGGCGACGCCATCGCCGAACAAATACAAGGAACTGATCCACTATGCAGGATACCTTGAAATCATGGACACGGGGCAAGCCTTGACGCGGTTTTTCAAGCGTGACAGCACAAAGGCAAACAACCTCACGCTCTATCCGCATAAGGAGAAGGAGTTTTGGCTATGGCTATCGACGTGGGCACTCTTCATCCAGAAGCCGTCCGACCTCGGCTATGACGACACGGGCTACGACCTGCCCGCCATGGAAATCCGCTATCACAAATTGGGACGGCCGCCCGAACTCACAGAGGAAAAGGACGGGCAAGTCAAGATATTCCACGATGCCGCGCAGGGACTCAAAGAGGCGGCGCGGGAAAAACGCGAAAGCATCGATGCGCGAATCAAGGAAGCAAAACGCATCATCGACGCGGATCCAGACGATCACTTCATCCTCTGGCATGACCTAGAAGCGGAACGCCACGCAATCAAAAAGGCAATCCCTGAGGCACGGGAAATCTACGGATCGCAGGACATGGACGTGCGTGAGCGGAACACAATCGACTTCTCCGACGGAAAATTCCGCATCCTCGCAACCAAAAAGGAACTATCGGGGAGCGGCTGCAACTTTCAGCGATACTGTCACCGCATGATCTTTCTGGGCATCGACTATGAGTTCAACGACTTTATTCAGGCGATTCACCGCTGTCATCGTTTCCTGCAGCCGGAAAAGGTCATCGTGGACATCATCTATATGGACAGCGAGCAGGAGATCCTCAAAGTACTGCAGCATAAGTGGACGCAGTACAACCATCTCACGGAAAAGATGGCGGAAATCATCCGCGAATATGGACTTGGCGGGGCAAACGCCATCGCCGAAATGGGACGCAGCATCGGGGTGAAACGTGTGGAAGTAACAGGCGAAGGATGGACGGCCATTCACAATGACTGCATCGAGGAGACAAAGACAATGGCGGCGGATTCGGTGGATGAAATCATCACATCGATTCCATTCTCCAATCACTACGAGTACACAGCAAGCTACAACGATTTCGGGCACAACGAGAGTACGGCGCGGTTCTTTGACCAGATGGACTATCTAAGCCCTGAGCTCTTGCGCATCCTAAAGCCCGGGCGCGTCTTTGCCTGTCACGTCAAAGACCGTGTGCTCTTCGGCAACGCGACGGGGACGGGGATGCCGACGATTGAGCCGTTCCATGCGCTCTGTATCGAGCACTACACCAAGCACGGCTTTCAGTATTTTGGCATGATAACGGTCGTCACCGACGTGGTGCGCGAGAACAATCAGACGTATCGCCTCGGCTGGACGGAACAGTGCAAGGACGGGAGCAAGATGGGTGTCGGGTGCCCTGAGTACATCCTGCTGTTCCGCAAGCTGCCGACGGATACATCAAAGGCATACGCGGATACGCCCGTCACGAAGAGCAAGGAAGAGTACACGCGCGGACGGTGGCAGATCGACGCGCATGGATACTGGCGCAGCAGCGGAGATCGACCGCTCACCAAGGATGAGGTCATGGCGTTCCCCGTGACCGACCTCCAACGAGTCTATCGGAAATATAGCCGCGAGACGGTCTATAACTATGAAGAGCACGTTGCGATGGCGGAAAAGCTCGACAAGGAGCGGAAACTGCCTGCCACGTTCATGGTCGTTGCACCCGGCAGCTGGACGGATGAAGTCTGGGACGATATCAACCGCATGCGTACCATGAACACCCTGCAGGCGCAGAAGGGCAAACAGCTCCATGTGTGCCCGCTGCAATTTGACATCGTGGAACGTCTCATTGACCGATACAGCAACACGGGCGACCTGATCTTTGACCCGTTCGGCGGTCTCATGACCGTCCCGCTCTGCGCCATGAAGCGCGGGCGGCGGGGCATGGCGACGGAACTAAACGCAGACTATTTCCGCGACGGTGTCGGATACCTCAAGGCAGAGGAAGTCAAGCAGAGTGCACCGACGCTGTTTGACTTCCTAGATGATGATAATGACGCGGCGAAAGGAGCAGCATCATGAAATGGTACTATATCTCCCATCCGTACACGGGAAACGAGGAAGAGAACCGCAAAAAGGCGGCGGATGTTCAGCGGCATCTTCACGAGATGTATGCAGATATCATGTGCATCAATCCGCTTGCCATGTTCGCGCCGCTGGCGGATCTCTCCTATGAGGAGGTCATGACGTATTGCTTTGAAGTCATGCATCCGGCGGATGCGGTCATCATGTGCAGGGGATACGAAAAGAGCCGCGGATGCATGCGCGAATATGAGGCAGCAAAGCAGGAAGGAAAAACAATTCTCTTCTATGAGGGCGGCGATGCGCCGCTCGTGAATATCGAGGAACATGAAAAGGAGGACAAGGTGCAGGAAATAGATATGACGCGCCCGCAGCCGTGCACAAAGTACCGCGATGCAGAGCGGATAGCATGGATTGCGAAACTCATTGAGGAGACCGATGAGGTCATTCAGGAGGCATATACCGTTTCGCAGATTGAGCAGACCAACAAGAAAACTCCGTGTGAGGCTATGAACGAGGTGATGCAGGAGGCACGCAAACGTCTTGCGATGGAGCTTACAGATGTTAAAACGCTCTGCGAATCCTGGCTTTACGCGGATGGATGGGACGAAGAACAGCGTGGCGACTTGCAGCGGCTCGTGAACGAGAAGAACAAAGAGCGCGGGTATTTCTGATGTGAGAATATCCAATTTTGAGGAGGTAGACATAATGCATGAGGAACTGTATCTGTATAGCTTCAACGAAGAGGGAGAGCGGGCGCAGTTCTATTTCTCCAGCATTGAGAAAGCGTTAGAGGATGCGAGGAGAAATGCAGACGAAGAGGAAACCGTCTACATCTGGAAAGAGGAACAGCTTGAGTTTTTCGTGAGAGGTGAAGAAGTCATTGAAGATATGCGACGCCAAATGGATGAAGAAGGTCTTGATGAGGACTACCTTGAATGTCCTGAGCAATCCGTCCTCGAAGAGCTGAGCAATATGCTTACAAAAACCTTCCGAGAGTGGGCGGATAAGAACGGATATGAGAAATCCATCGCTTATGGAACAAATGTCGAACGGTATGACTTGAAGACGGGATGCATTGTGTGAGTAGAAAGAACTGTGAGCATCGCCGCGGGAAAAAACGAGGGGAAACCTTCTATATAATAGTAGTTTTTGAAGCAAGGGGGCGCAGTCCCCTTTTCCCCTTGATTAAGGAATTAAAACACCGACATATTTATGCAGCAGAGAGGAACGGGGCGGCGTATGTACATGAAATCGAGCTGGCTGTCACAGAACAGACGATTTGGCATCATAAAGAAATACTATTCGCATCGTGCGCTTCCCCTTCATCCGGCTACGAGAGAAAAACGGGCAAAAAAGCAGAACGTCACGAAAGAGACACAGGCCGCCGTGAATCGCCGCCTGCGTGCAGAAAAGCTTTCCCGTCTCATCATTGATAATTTTGAAACAGGTGACCTATACATAACGTTGACTTGCCGTGAATTCATGGATGCGGAAATGATCACGAAGGAATTCAACGACGGATTCAAGCGGAGGATCCGCGCCATCTACAAAAAAGCGGGCGTTCCTGCCAAATACATCTCGGTGCTGGAGAATCTAAACGGCGGCGGCCGTCCCCATGCGCATATCCTCTTGCCGGCTGTGCCGATGAAGTGGATAGAGAAGATCAAGGCGGCGTGGCCGCATGGCAACGTGGAAATAAAACTGTTCGGCGGGCATCTGCGGGATGCGGAAAAGATGGCGGATTATTTCACGAAAGAGAAAATCGCAGACCAATCGGGGCGCATCCAACCGAGCAGAAACCTCGTGCGGCGCGAGCCGAAAAAAGAACGGGTGACGCGGGCGGATGCGTATAACCCCGAGCTTGTCGCACCGAAAGGCTACCGCATCATCAAAGACCTATCCTATCGCACCTATACGGCGGAGGGGTATCCTGTCTCAATCGCCTATATCGAGCGATGTGAGAATATAGCTGAGGACACAAAACGAAAGAGACAAAAGCGCGAATGAGAAGAGCATAGGGGAAAGTACGGATGGCGGATGATGAAAAGGGACGGTGACGGCGGATGAGTGACGGCAACTATAAGCATTGCAGAAGCGGATACCTGGAAGAACTGCGCCCGCTGAATGATTACGAATATGAGTATACCGCCGCCGCCGTATGGCACATGATCCGCAACAAGCGGGCAATCGCAGACAAGCGAAACAACGGCAGCTTTTACTACGCCGAAATGCTGATTGACTGTGAGATCATGGAACGCCGCTATTTGTCCAACATCCAACGCGCCGCCATCCTCTATTTTTTTGAGCGAGGGCGCACGATGAAGGAGACGGCGCAAATCCTCGGCAAAACAAAGAGAGAGACGAAAGACATAATCGCAAGCATCGAACTAGACCTGAAGCGGAAAATGACATGAAACGATATATGCGGAATCCCTATCAGAAAGTAAAGAGTGCGGATCACTATACGGAGGAAGAAATCGCGGAGATGCTGAGGGATGCGGCGCGGCGTGCGCCATACCTCTATGACTATCTGATCGACCGTCTCTATCTCTACGACGGGGAAAAGCGCAACACGAAGAACGCGCAGGAATACAGCTTTCTTATGGCAAGACAGGAAAAAGACAGGCAGAACAAAGAAACGCCGCTGGACAATTTTCATAGCATATAGCGGCGGGGAATTTCAGAGGGAGACAGCATGGCAAAAGATTTCAGTAAAGCCTTCTACAATTCGCTCCAGTGGAAAAAGATACGTGCATTTGTTCTTACACGGGATTTCTACATGTGTAAGGTGTGCGGCGCACCGCACGCAAAGACCGTGCACCACATCAGGGAACTCACGCCGATGAACATCGGGGATGCGAGCATCAGCATGAACACGGACAACCTCATCACCGTCTGCGAGCAGTGCCATGATGAGATCCACAGCCGCAACCATCGGCAGGAGGCGAGGTGCAGATTCGACGCAGAGGGCAACGTCCTTCCGCCGACGGGCGGCGAGGCGGATGAGAACGGGACGGCGCGGCGCGAGTACACGGCGCGTCAATGGACACTCATCAAAATGTATCGAAGAATGCTGAGAAGATAAAGAATTGGAGGAAGCCCCCCGGATTGCCGGAAAATCTAATCTAAATCAAGACCTGCGCCCGGGTATTTTGTGAAAAATCCTTAATTTTGCAGGGAGGGTGGTATGAGAAAGAGTAAAAAACAGGAAAAACAGCAGGAAGAACAAAGGGAAGCGGAGCGTCGCAAGGCAATCAAAAAGTACAAAAAGAAACTCTCTGCCATAACAAAAAACATCGAAGAAGAAAAGAAAATCGTCGTATCCATCCTCATAGATCGGCTATCCTACCTTGCTGCCTATCTGGATGAGCTGCAGGAAAGCACGATCAAAAGCGGCGTTGTTGTTGCGTATGATAACGGCGGCGGACAATCGGGTTATCGGATCAGTCCTGAGGTCAACGTCTACACCGCATACGCGAAACAACTCACGGCGACGGTGAAACAGCTGCAAGGGTTCATGCCTGAGACACAGGCGGATCATGACGCATTGGCAGAGTTCGCGAAGAAATTCAAATGATGGCGGCGCGGGGATAGGGCATGAACTACATAGAGCAGTATCAAGAAAAACTGGAGACGGGCGAAATCGTCGCAGGGAAAAAACTGAAAAAAGTATACGCGCATATCGCGGCGAACCTCCACGATGATGCAGGCGCGTACTATTTCGATGAACGCGCGGCGGAAAAGGCGATCGGGTTCATCGAGGGCTTTTGTTGCATCCCGAAATTCAAAGACGGAAGGCAGCCGTTCTTGTTGGAGCTATGGCAAAAAGCCCTCGTATCCTGCCTGTTCGGATTCCGCAGCAGAGAGACAGGACGGCGGCAATATCGGGAAATCTTTTTGTTCGTCGGGCGCAAGAACGCAAAGACCCTGCTCTCGGCGGCAATCATCCTCTACATCCTCATCTTTGCCGAAGAAGCGGGGCAGGAAGTCTATTCCGTCGCCACGGATCGGCAGCAGAGCAAGATCATCTGGGAATACGCGAAACAGATCATCCGAACGAGCCCGCTGCTTTCGCGCTATTTCAAGATACGCGTGAATGAGATTGCACGGACGGAGGGCTTTAATAAATTCGTCCCGCTCTCCAAAAACAGCGGAAGCATGGACGGCCTGAGCCCCTCGGTCATGGCACTGGATGAGCTCCACGCAATCAAAGACCGCAATATCTATGACGTGGTAAAGGGCGGCATGTACAGCCGCGCCGAACCGCTGACCCTCATCATGAGCACGGGCGGCTACATCGAACAGGATTCTATTTTCGATTCCAAATATCAGGAATACACGGCCATCATTGACGGCTACGAAAGCGGGGAGTACGAGGATGAAACCGTCCTTCCCCTGCTCTATGAACTGGACGGCAAAAACGAAGTCGCGGATGAATCCACATGGGGCAAGGCGAATCCGAACCTCGGCGTGAGCAAGTCAATCGAGATGCTGAGACAGGAAGTCAAACGCGCCATGCTCTCGGAGAAAACACTGCGTGACCTACTCGTTAAACAGTTCAACATCCGCGAGAATGCCCGCGACACATTCTTTAGTTACGAAGACATCGACAGCGCGGAGACATTCGACCTATCGGCTTTCAGCGGAAAATACTTCCTCGGCGGCGTCGACCTCTCGGAGACCACAGACCTCACCTGCGCGACGGCACTCATCCCCTGCGACGGCAAACTATATGTGAATCAGATGTATTGGATTCCGAAAGACACTTTGCAGGAACATATCGAAAAAGACCAAGTGCCCTACGACGTATGGATCAGCCGCGGGTTGATGCGCACCTGTGAAGGACGCATCATCAACCCCTCGGACGTGTGCGCATGGTTCAACGAGCTGCAGGCGGATCATAATATATTCGCCTATAAAATCGGCTACGACCGCTATAACGCGGCGTATCTCGTCAAGGAACTGGAAGAGAATTTTGGAAAGGGTATGTGTACGCCCGTCAGTCAATCCTTCATCGGACTGAGCACGTACATGTTCGAGAGTAAGGCATATTTCAAGGCGGGGAACGTCGTCTATAACAACAATCCGATCTTCAAGTGGTGCTTACTCAATACGCTCTCGGTATCCGATACATCGGGGAACATCAAGCCGTACAAGAATCGGAACCTCACGAAACGCATTGACGGATACTCATCATTTCTGGATGCGTTTGTTCTCTATCTGGACAACAAAAACGATTTGTGAAGAAATAGCGTAATAGTTATAGGGACATGAATTTTTATATGACTGGAAGCAAAGGAGACGTGGACAATGAAAAATGCAGTACAGGTTTTTGAAAACGCCGAATTTGGGAGAGTTCGGACAATCGAGGTGAAGGGAAGCCCGTATTTCGTCGGAAAGGACGTGGCAGAGATCCTCGGGTACAGCAACCCGCAAAAAGCGATTCGTGACCATGTAGATGACGAGGACAGGACGGTGAACGATTCATTCACCGTCAATGGGACAAAGGGGCTTCTTATCAATGAGTCGGGGCTATATTCCCTGATCCTCTCGTCGAAGCTGCCGACGGCAAAGAAGTTCAAGCGATGGGTCACATCGGAGGTTCTTCCTGCCATTCGCAAGACAGGCAGCTATAAAAGCAGGAAAGATGATGCAATGCAGGAAAAGCGCATTGACATCATGGAACGCAACGCACGCACACGCGCGGCGAATCTCCTCTTGAAGATTGCAGAGCGCACACGCATCCAGGAATACAAAGAAGTATGCAACGCGAAAGCGGCGGAGATGGTCACAGGCACGCCGATTCTTCCCTTGCCCGTCGCCGAACGAAGAACGTATTCGGCAAAGGAGATCGGCGCAATGTTCGGCGTATCGGCGCATAAGATCGGCAAGCTGGCGAATGCGCATCATCTCAAAACCGCTGTCTATGGGAAGCTGTTCTACAGCAAGTCGGAGTACAGCGCAAAAGAAGTGGAAACATGGCGGTACTATGACAGCGTGATCGGGGCATTTGAGGTGATTCTTGGACGCAAGGCGTCGTAATCGCGGCATAAGGAAAAAACGAAGGACGGTGAAGCAATGGAATTGCGGTCGATGTTCAAAGCTATATTCGGACGTGAGACTGGTCAGGATCCGCAGCAGACCACGCGCCTTGAGTTGATCAATGACTATCAGCAGGTGTTCTTCTCACGCGGGGACTACTCCAACGATATTCTCCTAAAGACATGTTTTGCGACGCTCTCAAAGCACATCGCAAAACTTGAGCCGTGCATTACAAAGACGGAGCAGGGAAAACGCCGGATGCATGATGAAAATAAAACCCTGCATCATGTGTTGACGCTTGAGCCGAATGCCTATATGACCGCCTACGACTTCTACTACAAAATGGCGTATATGCTCGTACAGAATCAGAACGCCTACATCAAGATCACGCGGGACGCACGCGGCGCGGTCATCGCGCTCTGGGTGCTGGACTATCTGAGCGTAGAGCCGCGCGAACTGGACGGGGAAGTGTATCTGCTCTTTCGATTCAAGAAAGGGAAGAAGGACACGATCCCATATCGCGACATCATCCACATCCGCTATGACTTTGGCAACGGTGACTTTATCCCGCATACGGAAAGCAACATCGCCGACCAGCTGGCACTTCTTGACACACTGCAGCAGTCCTTCAAGAATAAGGCGGTTAACTCGGGAAAGGTGCGCGGGATTGCGCGGATCGTCGGACAGGCGGGGTCGGACGCGTGGAAGCAGAAAGCCCGCGAACTGACGGACAATCTGAAGGACGTGACGCAGGGCGGAATCGCGGTCACAGACAGCACGATGGAATTTACGCCCGTGGAGGGAGAGCCTGAGGCGGCGGATACGGCGCAACTGGACTATGTACGGGATAATGTCTATAACTTTTTCGGTATAAGCAAGAACATCGTGAGCGGGAAATACTCGGAGGTCGAATGGCAGTCATTCTATGAGAACACCATTGAGCCGATTGCCATTACACTGTCACAGGAGTTTACTCGGAAGATATTCACCGCCGCCGAAATCGATGCGGGCTATGCGGTTCACTTTAGTGGGAATCGTCTCATGTACTCGGAGACCAAAACGAAGATATCCCTCATCCGCGAACTGCGTCCCTTGGGACTTCTCACGACGAACCAGTGCCTTGAACTTCTCAACTTGCCACCGATTGAAGAGGGAGAGGATCGCGTGCAGACCCTCAACGTTGCCAATACGGCGATTGTCGACGCATATCAGATGGGAAAATTGCGGTCACTGAATGACGTAGGACGGCCGAAAAAAGATCCGATGGAAGAAGGTGAGAGTGATGCAGAAAGCTGAGTTTCGGCGTGCGGACATCGCCGCCGCATCGGGGGACAAGACGCAGGAGGTCGAAGGATATGCAGCGGTATTCAATGCGCCGACGCTCCTCTACACGTTTGACGGTATTTCCATCTACGAGGTGATCGACGCGGGAGCATTCGACGGCGCGGATATGGCGGATGTGGTATTGCGCTATAACCACATGGAGAATTTCACCATTCTTGCGCGTACGAGCAACGACACACTTCACCTTGCGATTGACGATAAGGGGCTGAAGGTGACGGCGGCACTGGCGGAAACGACGCAGGGGAAAGATATCTACGAGCTGATCCGCCGCAAGGATATTGCCAAAATGAGCTATGGGTTCATCGTCGATCAGGAATACATCGAGAAGGTATCGGAGATGAAATACGTACGCCATATCAGTAAAATCGCCCGTGTGGTCGATGTATCCGTAGTGGATATGCCCGCCTACGATGATACGAGCGTCGATATTGCACGACGTTCGATGGCGGCGTTCATGGAGGAAATTTTGACGGCAAGAAAAGAACATCTGCGACTGAAATCAAAAATGTGAGAAATAGCGTAATAGTTATAGAGAGTGGTTTTTGCCGCATCCAACAGGGAGCGGCTATTTTTAATGGGGTGAGCACATGAAAACACTGAAGGAAATCGAGAAGCGCAAGAAGGAGATTCTGAAGGAATCTGAGGCGGAGGGCGTGGACATTGAAAAGCTGAACGCCCTGAACAAGGAAATGGACGAGCTGAATGCGGCGGCGGAGGAGCTGCGCAAAAAGGCGGCGGAGGAGGCGGAGCAGAGAGCAGCAATCGCCGCGAAGGTCGGCGCGGAGAAAACGCCGTACATCGTCATCCAACAGGAAGAGCCGAAGAAGGCAATCGTTGAACAGAGGGGGACAATGACCTTGGACAAACAGCTTGACAGCGTTGAATATCGCAGCGCATTCATGAACTTTGCCCGCACGGGGCAGATGGCGGAGGAGTTCCGCGCCGTCGCTATGACCAGCGGAAACAGCGCGGTCATTCCGTCCACGGTGCTGAATCAGATCGTAGAGAAACTGGAAAGCTACGGGAACATCCTGCCGCTGGTATCGCGCATGAGCTATCCCGCGGGCGTATCCGTTCCCACGTCGGAACTGGCGAGCCCCGCCGTGTGGACAACGGAGAATGCACTTGCGACGACGGGCGTAGCGGTGGACGGCAAGACAACGGGATCCGTCACGTTCGCGGCGTATCCGCTGGTGAAGGCAATCGGGCTTTCGTTCGTCGCACGCGTGCAGACGCTCTCGGCATTTGAGGCGGCAGTCGCCAACAACGTATCGGCGGCGATGGGGAAAGCCCTTGAGGCGGCGATTATCGACGGCACGGGGAGCGGACAGCCGACGGGCATTCTGCGAGCGACACCGGCAAAGACGGTGACACTCAACAAGACGCTTGACTACAGCGACATCATCAAGGTGAAGAAGGCAATCCCCGCCGCCTACCGTACGGGCGCGGTGCTTGTCATGAACGAATCGACGTTCTATACGTTCCTTGCCATTACAGATAAGCAGGGGCAGCCCGTCGCGCGTGTCTCGGTGGGACTGAACGGCGAGCCGCTCTATGAGATTTACGGGACGCGCGTGGTGGTTACGGACTGGATGAAAGACTACGATGCGGCGGCGAAGAATGACACCGTGGCATTCGCGGTGCAGCTTGACCGCTATATCATCAACACGGCGTACGATATCGACCTGGTGACCTACATCGACAACGCGACGCGCAACAAGGTCTATCAGAGTGTCAGTCTGGTGGACGGGAAGCTCGTCGACGCGAACGGGCTTGTGTTCATCAACAAGGACATGTAAGGGCATCGCGCAATAAGGGCGCAGGAGGGGAACGATGGACAAGGAGCTGACGGCGGTCAAAAGCTATCTGCGCATCGATGCGGACATTGATTCTGAGGATGATATTCTCAGGGAACTGATCGCCGCCGCGCACCTCTACATTGAGACATCGACGGGGAAAAAGTACGTACCCGACAATCCTCTCATGCAGATGCTCGTAAAGTTGCTCGTGGCGCATTGGTACACGAACCGAAACGCCATGAACGGCAAGAGCAACGCAGCGGAATATCCGCACACGATCACGGCACTCCTCGGGCACATATAGATTTCATCGGATTACGAAAGGCGGTGATCCTGTGATTTATGACGCGGGAATGCTGAACAAGAAGATCAGCATTCTCGGGCGCGTGACAAAGGAAGTCGGCGGATTTGCCCGCGTGGTCACCGTGGAGAAATACCACGGAATCAGCGCGGCGATCCGCCCGTCACGCGGGCGGGAATACTACGAGGCGAAACAGGCGACGAATGCGGAGAATGTCACTTTCATCATTCGCTATCGTGAGGGCATCGAGGCGAGCGACATTGTCACGTACAAAGCGCACAGCTACGAGATACAATCCGTGGTAAATCCGAACATGGAAAATGAATCGTTGGAGCTCTACTGCGTGGAAAAGACGCGCGGCAAGACAGAGGACAAAAAACGAATGGCGGTGCATGGCAATGAGCGCGGAGATTGAGTTTCATGGACTGGAAGAGTTCAAGGCGAAATTGGGTGCGGTCATGGAGACGTACACGGAGACGGCGGAAAAGCACCTGAAACGCGCGGGCAATCGACTGAAGAAGATGGCGGCGGAGAATACGCCGCATGGACATGAACGGGACGGCCGAAAAATGAAGCCCCTCTCAAAATCGTGGAAGGGGAAGATCGCGGGTGTATCGGCGGGTGAGATTCAATACGAGCTGCGCAATACGAGCAAGGTATATCATCTGGTCGAACGCGGGCACATTCAAAAAACGCCGTCGGGACGTGTCACGGGATTTGTGCAGGGCAAGCACTTTTTCGATCAGACGGCAAAGGATTTTCAGGCATCGGGCATCATGGAGAAGGAGCTTGAAAAATTCATGCAGGACGTGAAGAAGAAGCTGTCATAAGGAGGTATAGAGATGCTGCGCAGCAGTGATATTTTGCAGGCGGCAAAAGAGATCCTGAATCAGGCCTATCCCTATCCTTCCTATCTGGAAGACAGTCGGGACGGGTGCGATTTTCCCTGTTTTGCCGTTGCGCTGAATCTGCATCGGCGGCAAGCGGGCATCCACAAAGTCCTTTGCGAGGGGCGGCTTTACGTCACCTACTTTGCGGAAAAAGGAGAGACGGATGCGCAGACGTTCTACCGTATCAAGGACGATGTGGCGGCACTCTTTCACGCGGGATTTCAGGCGGGCAACCGCTATATTAAAATCACGGAACAATCCGCCGAAACGGGAGGCGAGGATGCGGACATCATCTATTTTGACTTTTCCTTTGCCTATTATGACGTGATCGATGGCGGCGCAACGCAGGATGAAATCGTGCAGAAGATAACGATGGACTATGAGATAAAAAGGAGGACATGACAATGGGACTTAAAATGCCAAACGTCTATGTCTCGTTCTACGAGAAGGGCATCACGGCAATCCAGCGGGCACAGCGCGGCATTATCGCCATGGTGTTTCCGGTCAACAACCCGAACGACAATATCACAACGATTTACACGGTCGACGATATCCCCGAGGCGTGGACGAAGTACAAGAAAGAGCAGGTCGAACTTGCCCTGAAGGGGTATCAGACTGCGCCGCGCAAGGTGCTTGTCATGGAGTGTCAAGGCGAGGTCACGTCGACCGTGCCAAAGTCGGGCGGCGGCACAGAAGACCAGGTGACGGAGGCGGACTTTGCGCCGATCCTCAAGAAGCTGGAGCGCATCTATTTCAACTGGCTTGTTATCCCCGGCATCCAGGACAAGTACACGGAAAAGATCGCATCGTGGGTGAAGGGGATGCGAACGACGAAGGACACGAAAGTCTGCGCCGTTCTTCCCAACACGGCTGCCGATCAGGAAGGGATCGTCAACTTTACCAATACGACGATCAAGACGAAGGCGAAGACGTTCAACACGGCGGATTACTGCGCCCGTGTCGCGGGCATCATCTGCGGCACGCCTGCGATTATCTCGTGCACCTATGCGCCGCTTCCTGAGGTCGTGGAGGTGGAGCAGTACACCGCAGAGGAGATGGATGAAAAGATCGGCAAGGGCGAGTTCTTCTTTTTCGACGATGGCGAGAAGATCAAAGTCGCACGCGGCGTGAATTCGTTCGTTACGACCATGCAGGGCAAAGGCGAGGACTTCAAGAAGATCAAACTCATTGACCTCATGGATATGATTCATTACGACATCAAGAAGACGGCGCATGACAGCTATATCGGCAAGTATGCGAACAGCTACGATAACCGCTGTCTTCTCATTACGGCGATTAACGGCTATTTGCATACACTGGAAACAGAGGGGCTTCTGGAACGCGGACAAAACCAGTGTTATGTCGATGAAGCGGCGGTGAAGAATTGGCGCGAATCGAACGGCAAGAACACGCGTGAGGAACTGGAGAACATGACGGCGGCGGAGATCCGCGCACTCAATATTCATGACAATGCGTTCCTTGCGGTTGACCTGTCGATGCTGGATGCGCTGGAGAATATTTCCGTCAAGTGCACGGTGGAGTAAGGAGGGGACACGATGAACGACATTGAAAGCAAGCAGGTCATTTTCGGCACCTACGGCGAAATGTGGATTGACGGCTACAAGCTGGGAGAGATTCAGGAACTCAAGGCGACGCTCTCGGCGGATAAGATTGAGGTCAAGATTGCCCGCAAAATGAACAAGGGCTATAAGGTCACGGGCTACACAGGCAAGGGATCGTTCAAAGTCCACAAGGTGAGTTCGTACTTCATCAAGAAGCTGGCACCGTCCATCAAGGAGGGGCGGCAGGTCACGTGCACCATTATCTCAAAGGTGCGTGATCCTGATGCACTGGGAACGGAGCGCGTCGCGCTCTACAAGTGTCTGATCGATTCGGTGGACATCGTCAACTGGAGCGTCGGCAAACTGGGCGAGGAATCCTATAACTTTACGTTTGAAGATTACGAGATGCTTGACGGCATCGACGGGTGAGAAACAGAAGGAGAACGAACACATGAGCGCACTGGAACAGCTGCTGCGAGCAGATGCAGAAAAAGTCACGGAGCTTCCGAAAGGTGAGGTTGAAATCCCGCGCCTGACGCGCCTTTTCGGTGAGCCGTTCATCGTCACCGTGCAGGCGGTGGATACGGAGCTTTTGGCAGAGATCACGGAGGAAAACACCACATACGGCAAGAATGGCAAGGTGAAAAAGCAGAGCAACTATCGGATCGGCGTTGAGATGGTCGTGAATGCGGTCGTAGAGCCCGACCTGCGAAACGCCGAACTCATGAAGCATTACGGCGCAGCAACGCCGAATGACCTCGTCGGGAAACTCTTTCTTGCGGGCGAGATCGGAAAGATCGCGGAGACGGTCACAAAACTCTGCGGCATCGACGAAACGACGCAAGAGGAAGTCGATGAACTGACAAAAAACTGATTGAATCAGATGGTGGTGTAAACTTGCAGTACTATCTTTTTCGCTTCCACAACATCAATCCGAAGGATTTTATGCAGATGGGGCGGAATGAAAAGAAGATCCTCTATGCCTTTATGCGGTACGAGATGGAACAACGCGCAAAGGAAAACACGCTGTCTGATTTAACAACTCCATAGACAACAAAAGACGGGGGCAATCCTCGTCTTTTTCTTATAAGGCGGTGAAACTATGCAGGTCATTGATGCGGTACTCAAACTGAAAGATCAATTTACGCCCGTCTTGTCGAAGGTGACGAGTCACCTGAATGAGCACCGTTCACAGCAGATGCGCGTGGCGAAAAGCATCCAGGCGACGGGAAAGAATGTCTCGGCACTGGGAGAGAAGTTCGCCCTGCTCTCTGCGCCGATCTTGGCGGCGGCGACGGCGGGCGCAAAACTCAACAGCGACTTTACCACGGGGCTTGCCAAAGTCTCAACCCTCGTTGACACAACGACGGTTGACATGACGAAGATGCGCGGTGAGCTGATCGCGCTCTCCAATGAGACGGGCGTATCGGTCACCGACCTCACAGAGGGGACATATCAGGCAATTTCGGCATCCGTGGACGCGGCGAAAGCCGTTGACTTCATGAAGGTGTCGGCACTTGGGGCAAAGGCGGGCTTTACCGACATGGGTACGGCGACGGATGCCCTGACGACGATCATCAATGCATACGGCATGGAGACAGAGCGGGCGTCGGGCATGATGGATCGCCTGGTCATTACGCAGAACCTCGGCAAAACAACCGTCGATGAAATCGGGAAAAGCATCGGTCAGGTGATTCCGACGGCGGCATCTGCGGGCATGAGCATTGATGAGCTGCTGGCATCCGTTGCATCTCTGACGGCAAGCGGCACGCAGACATCGGCGGCCATGACAGGGATGAAGGCGGCACTCTCCAACATCATCAAGCCGACGGCAGATGCGGCGAAGACAGCAGAATCATTGGGACTGGAATTCAATCAGGCGCATCTTGCACAGGTCGGATGGGCGAAGTTCCTTGATGAGGTAAAAACGGCCACGGGCGGCAACATCGAAATGATGGGAAAGCTGTTCGGTTCTACCGAAGCACTCAATACCGTTCTTTCCCTCACCGGCAACGGCGCGAATAAATTTACGGAATCCCTTGACGCTATGGCAAACAGTACGGGCGCGACGAATGAAGCGATAGAGAAACTGGATGCAACACCCGCCGCGCAGCTGGAGAAGGCCGTGAATCAGCTGAAAAATGCAGCGATGGAATTGGCGCAGGGGCTTACCCCTCTATTGGCGCGTACGTCGCGCATGACAAAAGCCTTTGCCGAATGGCTGAACAACCTCACGCCGCTGCAAAAAGAGCTGCTCTTTACCATCGGTCAATTCATCGTCCTCGGCGGCGTTGGTCTCACCGTGATCGGGAAGGGAATCACACTGTTCGGTGGATGGTACGGATCCGCTGTCAAGGCGGCGGTCGCTATCGAAAAGGCAGGGAGTGTGACGGGCGCACTGGCGGCAAAGTTCCCCTTCCTGCAAACGGTACTCTCGGGCGTCATGAATGGCTTTCGTTCGTTCAGCGGGATTCTCTCCATGATGAAGGGGAATTTCGTTTCTGCCTTTATGACGATAGGGCGCGCGATCCTGAGCCTTAGAAATCCGTTCATGGCCATCCGCGCACTCATGGCGACGAATCCGCTCGGGCTTGCACTCCTTGCTCTAACGATCATTATTCCGTTCGTGATTGCACATTTCCATGATTTCAAGCAGGTTATTCTTGTGGTGTTCAACCACATCAAAAGCACCGTCGGAACGGCACTTGACAAGGTACGGGCGAAATTTACCGTTGTATTTGAGAAGCTGAAGAACGTCGGCGATAAGTTCATGACGGCCTACAATCAAATCATGGCGGCATTCGGCGGGACAACGGAGGAAAGCGGATCCCTTGTGTCAGCGGTGCTGAATACGCTCGGCGCAGTATTCGGTGCGGTGTTTGACACGATCATCTGGATTATTACAAGTTTTGTCGGCATCTATGCATCGATCATCGGTACGGTGATTGACGTCGCTGGTGACCTTATATCGTTTATTGCCAACGTATTCACAGGCAACTGGGAAGGAGCATGGAACAATATCAAGGACATATTCACCCATATCTTTGACGGCATCAAAAACGTGTTCACGGGTGTGATTAATTTCCTGTCGGAAGGGCTGGATTCGATTCTCGAAAAGGCGGGACTGGCACGAAGCGAAAGCGCGGCGGCGGATGGCGACGGAGAGGCAGAATCGCACTGGACGGGTGCGACATGGTTCACGGGCGGAAAGACGTTCGTGCATGAGCAGGGCCCGGAGCTGATCAATCTGCCGACGGGGACGCAGATCGTCCCGCATTCGGAGAGTCTGAAACAGCAGTATCAAAAGGGACTGAGTGAGGGCATGGCGGCGCGCGGCGGCACGCAGAGCATCAATATCGCGAAGCTGGCGGATTCCATCGTCGTTCGCGAGGAGTCGGACATCGACAAATTCGCCGAACGGTTCGTATTTAAGCTGCAGCAGTACGGCATCAACAACATGGTCGGCGCGGTGTAGGAGGCACAAGATGGCAAACGTATTCAATCAGATCGGGCAGGCACTGAGCCGCCCGCTGGTACAGTGGGGCGGCGGGGGATTCCTCGGGGCGTTCCTCAACAAGACGGGCGTGATCACGCTCTCATGCGACGGGGATACGCTCGTATTCCCCGTTGTCCCGTCGGAGTTCGGCGTGTCGGTATCCACGGGGCATGGCACGGTGAATATCATCAATGCGGGGGATTATGCCATGATCGGCAAGACGGGATTAAAGAGCGTCAAAATCAGTTCCTTTTTCCCGGCGCAAAAGTACACATTTTCAAGCGGCGACACGGATCCGTATAATCTTGTGGAACAGATTGAGGAGTGGCGCACGGGGACAAAGCCGCTGCATATCAGCGTAGAGGATTCGCCGATAAATTTTGATTGTCTCATTGCATCGTTCTCCTACAAAGAACAGGATGGAAGCGGTGACGTATATTTTGACCTGTCTCTCACGGAATATCGGCACATTGAAGAGACGGTGCAGGACAAGAACACGGGACTAAAGAACCGACCGAACGCATGGCAGAGAATAGCGGCGGATACGGCCGTCGGAATTGCAAGGGGAGAATCGCCGATGAAGGCGGTCAAGAAGGCAATCAAGAGATCAGGCAAGGAGAGCGGCGGCGGGTATCTTTCGGATTATAGGAATATCGTGCGTCATGGCGGCGTATCTGAGGGTGACGTTTTGCTTATGACCGCGCACGGGACAAGCATCAACGGGAAAATGATATAGAGTACAGTCACATAAAATGATTGACACGTAATAAATTACGTGATATAATATAAACATAGGAGGGAGGACATGAGAAGCTATTCATCAAGAGACGTGATGAAAATCCTTTTGGAGGATGGATGGGTAGAGATTAACTGTGTAGGAGATCATCACCAGTTCAAGCATCCGACAAAGAAAGGAAAGGTCACACTCAGACATCCGGTCAAAGACCTTGGTGTTCGTGACCTAAAGAGCATCGAAAAACAATCGGGGCTTAAATTTTAAGCCCCGCCCCTGCAGGGGTATATGAACAATGAAGAGAAGGGGGATCGTATGCTGCCGAATTACTACCGATATACGGCGATTTTTACCTACGAGGAAGACGGGATTCACGTTGTATTCCCCGATCTGCCCGGCTGTGTTACGTTTGGCAAAGATGAGGAAGAAGCCGCCCGTATGGCACGAGAGGTGCTTGCCCTTCATCTTTATGGCATGGAGGAGGACGGGGATGAGATCCCGCAGCCGTCATCGTTGCGGGATCTGGCAGAGCAGGAGAATCTTGAGAGCAACGAAGTCTTTATGCTGGTAGAAGCCTTCATGCCATCGTTCCGTGAGAAACAGAGAACGCGATTCGTCAAGAAAACCCTGTCGATTCCGTACTGGATGAATGCAGAGGCGGAGCGCATCGGAGTGAACTTCTCACAGACACTGCAAAATGCGCTGGAAGAGAAGATCGCGATGGCGAAGTAAGAGAACAGAACATCAAAGGACACTATCCATATAGTGTCCTTTTTGTATGCGAAGGAGGAAAGTATGTTTACACTGAGCAACGTCACGAAACAGCAGGATATAACGCCATATCTCACAGAAATGCGGTGGAGCGGTGACCTCGGGCAGGCGGGACGGCGGCTGAACTTTACCATCGCATACACAACGGCAAAGAAAGACGGCGCATGGAAGAATCTGCATATTGACCTCGGCGACCGTGTGGAGCTTGTCTATACCGACGCATTGACGCAGGCGCGGTATAAGATATTCTCGGGGAAGGTATTTCTGCAAAGCCGAAACAGTGAATCCTATACCATGGAATTTGTTGCCTACGACGATATGATTTATCTGGCAAAGTCCAAAATGACGTATAAATTTGACGGTGTATCTATTGCAGATGCGGTCAAGGTAGTGTGTACGAATCTTGGTGTTATGGCGGGCACATTCTGCACGGATTGTGCGGCGTATCAAATCTCCTGCATCGCCGATGCCATGACAGGATCGGAGATCGTGAAGAAGTGCCTTGACACAATGACGGCATCAACGGGCTGGAAATATCATGCCTATGCTGCGGATAAGGATGGACAAGCAGTGCTGAATGTGGTACGTGCGGATTCCGTCATCGGGGATTTTCGCATCACGGACACCGCCAACTTGACGGCGGCATCGCATGAAGCGAGCGTTGAAGAGATGCGAAATCAAATCTGCATCGTTGACGCGAACGGGAATATCATCGGATATATCAAAAACGATGAGGATATAAAGACATACGGGCTTTTGCAGGACGTATACAAAGAGGATGCAAAGCAGGACACGCAGACGATGGCGAAATCCATGCTCTCACATGTCAAGGAGACAAGCAAAGTCTCTGCCATAGGAAATGTTATGTGTATCGCAGGATTCGCCGTGGAGATTGAGGAAGAGCAGCTGAAGGGGATATTCTCGATTGAATCCGATGAACATTCCATTTCAGGGAATATACATACCATGGATTTGACGCTGAACTATATCGGAGATGCAGGAAGAAAAACAGAAAATATTTTCTATAATTAAAAGAATAGAGCAAGGCAATGAAAAGGAGGGGTGACCCTCCTTTTTTGATGGAAATAGCGTAATAGTTATAGAGGGAGAAATAAGGAGGTGCGAGGTGCAGGATAATCCATATCAGAAAATGCTCGGTATCATGGCGGGGGTTGCGGGGAATAACGCCGCGCCCGTGCTGGTGATCGGGAAGGTCATTGAGGATTTGCCGAACATCAAGGTGCAGTACAACGGCATTATTCTCGACAAAAACGATCTATGGATTAACGACTATCTCTTGACGAATCACACGCGCACGCATCGCGGTCACATCGTATCTGCGACGCAGGATAGAGGTGGAGGTGGGGGCTATGCTGAATTCGCGTCACATAACCATGACATACACAATGACTTCACGGATACGGAGATAACGACGGATTCCGACCTGAAGCCAGGTTACTATGTCGCTATGTATCCGCTGACGGATTCGACCGACGGGACAAAGCAAAAATATGTTGTTCTTTGTCATATCCAGGAAGGGCGGCTGCTGTGAAAGGAGGGCGCACATGAATCCATTCATCAAAATGGAAGCCGCGGAAGAAGGAAGGGCAGAGGGCCTTCCGCCGCTGAAAGAATTTGCGTGGGATTTTGTGCATGATACATTCTGCCGCGCAGCAGACGGAACGATTCAGACGGTGACGGAGAACGAGGCGTTAAAAGTCTGGGTGTATAAGGCGCTGAAAACAGAGCGGTATCGTTATGAAGCCTATCTTCATGGCACATATAACATGGATTCAAGCTATGGTGTGACCTTGGAAGAGTACATCGGCGCATATCCGAACAATGTACGAACGGAAACAATGATCGCGCAGAGCGTCAAAGAATGCCTTGCGGTCAATCCGTACATCAAGAGCATCGACTACGTAAGGATTGACGATTTACGCAAAGACCGTCTGATGATCGGCGTTGGGATTACGTCGGTATACGGTTCTTTTGATGAGACCTATCCGATTTAAGAGGGGGGTGAATTGATGGCATTCGAGATGCAGCACAAGGACGATATTCAACAGAGGATGAAAGCGGATCTTCGGCGGTTATCCGACCATGCGGACTATGAAGGCTCGTTTAGCCGTGACGTTATCAATGCGAACAGTGTTGAATTTGAAAACACCTATGCAGAGATGAGACTTATGATGGAAGCCTCATTTGCGTCAACAGCATGGGGAGACTACCTAACAGCACGATGTGCAGAGTTCGGCGTAGATCGTAAAGCGGCGGTGCGGGCGAAGGGGGCGGTCACGTTCACGGGGACGCAGGGAGCTATCGTTCCCGTCGGAAGCATCGTGGCGGTGAAAGGCGGCGTGCAGTTCACGACGGATAAAGCGGTCACACTGGATGGCGGAGGAAAAGGAACAGTAAAGGTCACCTGCGCCGAGACGGGGACGCGGGGGAATGTTCAGGAGCATACGATCACAGCTATCCCCATATCGATTGCAGGGGTGACGGGGGTCGATAACGATAGCGCGACGCAGGACGGCGCAGAGGAAGAGACGGACGAGGAACTTTTCAAACGGTATTATGTGATTGTTCGTACGCCTGCGACAAGCGGGAACAAGTACCACTATTATAACTGGGCTATGTCTATCGCGGGCATTGGCGCGTGTCGCGTCGTTTCCATCTGGAATGGAGCAGGGACGGTGAAAGTGATTGTTGTAAATGCGCAGATGCAGCCGGCGGGAAGTGACCTGATTAAGACAGTCGCGGATTATATTGAATCTGTGCGCCCGATCGGTGCGGACGTGACGGTGGTATCGCCAGTTCCAAAGGCGGTGAATATCACCGTGGACATATTGGGAACAGCGGATAAGGAGATCTTGAAAGACGCAGTCAACCGCTTCATTGCGTCGAAGAATCTGGACTTGCGCTATATATCAACGGCGCAGGTCGGGAAAATATTGATGGAGCAGAATGTGGCGGATTACAGAAATTTGCGCCTAAACGGAGGCGAGACTGTGACAGCGACGGATGCAGAATTGCTTTCGGTGGGGGAGGTTACAATCCATGTTTTTCCATCGTTTGAATAGGTGATTGCGTATGAAAGAGTTCATAAGGCAGGAAATACCGAATATCGCCGATTATCTGCCAAAGTTCCTCTGTCATGACAGAGAGATGGCGGAGGTTCTATCGGTGGAGAGCTTGGAACATGATCGTCAACGGAGGTTACTGATTGAGATATTAAGACAGTTTTTCGTTCATTCGGCAACGTGGGGGCTCGATTGGTGGGAAGAGGCACTAGGGCTTGAACATAACGGCGGTGCATCCAATGAGACACGGCGAAATAACATCCTGCTGAAATTACAGAGGAAACAGATCTCGACGGTGGAATTTATGCGGCGGCTTGCGGCTGCATATTTTGCAGACGGTACCAATATCCACATCAAAGAATGGAATCAAAAAAACACGTTCCAAATTGCAAGCGATACCATAAGTACAAATTACGCAGGGCTTATTGAAGCGGTCGAAACGTACAAGCCCGCGCATCTTGCCTTTTCGTTCGGCTACGAAATTGACGGTGCGACGAATGTATATTTTGGCGGCGTCGTTGGCGAATATGAAATCATCGACATAGAGAGCGGCGGCAATATCGACTTCACGTTGAGTGACACACAGATTTATTTCGGCGGTTATGTGGATGGTTATGAGATTATAGAAATAAGGGGTGTATAACATGGCGAAATTTCCAAAGATCCAACTTACTCGGTTGGGGAAAAATATGATTATGGACGGACAAAACAAAAAGCCCGTCGCATTCACCAAAGTGGAATTAGGGGACGGACTTCTTTCAGGGCAATCCGTGGAAGAACTCACCGCGCTCGTTCATAGTGTTATGAGCGTACCGCTGCAGAACTTTACAAACAATGGAGACGGAACGGCACATTTGCGCTTTGTTCTTGACAACAACGACTTGGATAAAGGCTTTTTTAATCGCGAAATAGGCGTGTACGCAAAAGTGGGGGACGGAACCGAACAACTCTACGCCTATACCAACGCGGCAAATCTTGCAGATTATATCCCGGGGAAGGAGAGCCCGATTACAAGTAAAATCATCAATCTGCATCTCATTATTGGCAATACGGCGAACATCTCAATCGTCGCAGAAAACAGCGCATACGCGACGAAGATTGACATTGAAAAGCACCGCACCGCTTCCGAGCTAGATCATCCGGATGGGAGCGTCACCACGCCAAAACTGCGTGATGCGGCTGTCACAGGGGAAAAGATCGCCAACAAAGCAATCGGAAAAGAACATCTGAAAGACGGAGTAGTTGATGACAAAGCCCCAATCGCATCGCCTGCACTTACAGGCACACCGACAGTGCCGACGGCGACAAAGGGGACGAGCACCGATCAGATTGCAAGCACGGCATTCGTGTCACAGGCGATTACGGATGCCGTGCTCGCAATCGGAGGTCATGAGACGCCAACGATAACCGCGCTCATCAACTGGGAACTTATGGCAACGGAAAATAATGGCGTTGATGCCCGTAACCTCCAAAACTCAGAGAGCGGCGTTATAGCCTGTGGAGGGGATAACGCGTCCAAAAGTGGGTACGGGAAAGGCTGTATCTTGCTGAAACAAGTATATACCGACTTTGACAAAATACTTGTTCTTGGATGTGATGATGCGTGTAGCTTTTGCACGAGACGAGTGTTTGACAAATGGGAGTTAGACCTTATGTTTGCGAATTCACTCACCTTTAACATCATTAACGATAATGGCATCGTTTGGCGAATTTTTGGAGGAAAGAAGGGGACGTATGCAGGAGAGTTATCCTCTGGAAAGGTGTGGCGCACGCATAGTCAAGGTTGTGGCATTATCGAGATTTACGGCATCAAATACTGAAAGGAGGAAGATGGATGTATTACCTATTCCGAAAAGGGCAGTGCGACACCATGAGCGGGAGTGGAGATGCGCTCGTAGTGATGGCAGAAAAAGACCCAGATGCGAAGATCGTTGAAGATAATCGGTGGCTGAACCCAGTAGGCCTCTATCTGGATGAATCTGGAAATATTGCGATCAAGGAATATGCCCCTCTGCCGCAAAGCGAGATCTCGGCTGAAATGTCGCCGCCTATTGACGGGGAGCGGCTCGCCGCGTTTGAGGCGATGGCAGCACAGGAGGAACGTCTTGCGGCGCACGCAGAGCGCATCACGGCGCTCGAAGCCGCGCTCAAAGCGAAAGGAGGTGACAGCAAATGAAGAAGTGGGCATACATGATCCCCATTTACGCGTATCTCGTACGTGCAGGGAAATGGGCAATCAGCGAAGAGGACAAGACCGAGGGGCAGAAGGTCGTCCCCGAAATCTACCGTGAGGACGTCGCCGCATATCTCGCAGAGCACGTCGCAGGGTAAGACAAAGCGCAGGAAAGCCGTCATAACGCATGGCGGCTTTTTGTATGTGTAGAAAGGAGTGGTGCCTATGCAGAGTGTGCTGACATGGCTCGCAGATTGCGTGCCGACAGGAACGGAGGTGGAGGCAGGGAGCATGGTAGCGGTAGCTGGTGGGCTAATAGCTTACCTTTGCGGATGGGACAAAGCGATGGAAGCTCTTCTTGTACTCATGGGGATGGATTATGTGACCGGCTTGCTTGCCGCAAAAGTCAACCCCAAACTTGGTGGATGGAGCAGCAAGGTCGGCTTTCGGGGGATTTGCAAGAAAGTGCTCATCCTCTCCATCGTCGCCCTCGCACATTTTATCTCCGATCTCACGGGCGGTGAGGCGGCGCGGGTGCTTGTGATCTGGTTCTTCGTCGGCAATGAGGGACTTTCGATTGTTGAGAACGCCGCGAACTCTGGTGTACCTGTCCCAAAGAAACTGCGTGATACGCTGGAACAACTGAAAAATGAGAAAGATGAGAAGAAAGGAGAGCAAAAATAATGGCACACGTATTGAGCAGGAGCGCGATGCGGCAGGTGTCGCCGGCAGAACTTGAGGCACTCGCGGGAGAGTATCGGGAAAACATCCAAGCGGCCGCTGAATATATTGGACGCGAAACGAAAGTGTACCTGCATTGGTCGGCGGGGCACTACGGTCAATTCTGGGATGATTATCATGTCCAGATTGACAAGGACGGCGAGATCTACGTCATCGGAGATGGCGAGCTGGATGATGTGCTAGCTGCAACATGGAAGCGCAACAGTGGGAGCGTCAACATCAGTATCCTCGGATGCGTTGGAGCAACGACCGACGATCTCGGACAGGAGTCTCCGACGCCTCTACAGATCGACGGCATGGCGCAGGCTATCGTTGCGCTCTGCAATGGCCTCTGGCTCACGATCGACAAGCAGCGTGTCCTCACGCACGGTGAGGCGGCGGACAACGAGGACGGCGTATATGCACACAAGCCCTATGGCCCCAAAAACGGTTGCGAGCGCTGGGACCTCGAGTATCTCGGTACAGAGGAGAGCCCCTGCTACAACCCGTGGGCAGAGGATGGCACGCGCGGCGGTGATGTGCTGCGCGGCAAGGCAAACTGGTACCGTAATTTTTGGAAGGATAACGGCGGAACGCCGAACAACTGAAAGGAGATTCTATCATGAGCAAGTGGACAGACATCAGAGACGCAATCGTCAAGGAGATCAACGTCGATCAGGTGACTGAGGAGGTCAAGCAGCGCGTGACGCGCACGATCCTCAACGAGTGCATCCCCGCCATCGAGCAGGCGGTCGATAAGTTCGTAACGAAAATCAAGGAGCAGGCAAAGGATGAGCGCGGCTGGTGTTATTGGCGCGATGCGGTCGTCCTCCCTGCGGTCATGCAGGGCGGCGTGTGGCTGGTCAAGCTTGTGCTGGACAAGTCGCTCGTGCCGACGGTCAAGGCATAACGATATAGGTGTATTCACGCCCCGGGGCTTCGGCTCTGGGGCTTATTTTTGGTTGTCTCCCAAATTGCGCCCTCGTCTCCCATTTGTCTCCCGTTTATGTGATTTTTCCTTAAAATATGATATAGTATTGATAGTGATGAATCATGATTTTCTCGCTTTATACATTTACGTATGCTGATAAATTCCAGTAAAATAAGGCATCGGAAGGAATACAGATAATGAGTGATAATGATAACGTAATCGACATTCCCAGTCTCCAGTGGTACCCGGGGCACATGCGGAAGGCGGAGCGTCTGGTTCAGGAGAATCTAAAGTCGGTGGATGTGG